GAAGAAATAGCCATCCTGATAGGTGATCATCAGCGACGAAGGCAGATCGGCATCGGAGAACGCCGAGACAGTCGCCGAAGCGATCTGGAAAGGCCCCGCGCTGGTCTGCAGCAGGATTTGGTTCGTCGGCGCCCGCATGTTGTGCGCCATGGTGATGTCACCAATACCCCCAAGGGTTCCGGAAAGCTGCTCCACCGTGTAGCTGCCGCCCGACTTGGTGACGGAGTAAACCTTGTCCCCGTTGGCGATGTAGAGGATGGAGCCGACCAGCAATGCCCCACGAGGAACGCCAGAGCCGGCAGCGAATGCATCATCAAGCCCCGGAGCCCTGCGATAGAGGAACTTCGACCGCGACCCCTCGGGAGCCTTCTCGGCATAGGCATTGATCAGCCGGCCGCCATTCTCGCCGGGGTTGATTGATGGTTCTGTGGAGAGGGGGAAGTTGATTTCCATCAGTAGTACGTCGCCTGCAGCGGCTGGCCGGATAGCGTCTCAGCGCCGATCTCGCGAAGCCTGCGCTCTGCTTCGATCCGCTTGCCGCTGTCGCCCGCAACGCCGAAGTCTTCAGCGCATGCCTGAGCCAGGATCGTCGCTAGGCTTTCGAAACACTCGTCCTCGATCTGGTCGGGATCGCCGTAGCCATAGATTTTCCGAGCTGCGAGTTCCGCCAGCGTCGGCTCAAGCATGTCGTCCACCACCTTTGCATCTTCGGCTGAAGGCTGCTGCCCTGCGGCGACAACCTTCAGCTTGGCGAGTGCACGGGTGACGAGTTCCTCGCGCGTTTTCACGGCTGTCAGCCCCTCTTTGCCGCCTTGGCAGCGCGGGCAGCCGCCATGCGATCAGTCGGCTCGTCGTCGGAGTCGAGCGGGGGAAGGCCGGCGGCCATACGGGCCGCTTCTGCCGGCGCGCGGGCGGCGCGCTCCTCGTGGTCTTCGAGCGTGTGATCGCCCTTCTTGTCGCCTACCGCGAAATACGGGTTGCCGCGGAACTTCGCGAGGTGCTTTTCGTCTGTCACCTCGACCGACTGGCCCTTGTTGAAGTGATAGCCGAACTGCGTCGTTTCCTCAGAGACGCCCTGCTCAGGGGTGTAAGTGACCTTGGCCATGGGATGGCCTCCTTGTCGCTAGGATGAAAGGAAAGGCCCGCCGAAGCGGGCCAAGGCTTAATTGGGGGTGACGAACGCGATGATCACATCAACGTCGCCGGTCGTCGCCGCCGTGCCGGTCAGGTCGAGCGTTGCCGTGATCGTGGTATCGGCCGCAACACGGTAGCCGACGTTCTCATCCAGCGGCACAAAGCCCGCCGTACCGGTGGCGAGGTTCGTCCCGTACAGATCGTCGTCGGCGCTGGTGCCGATGTCGATCTGGTTGTTCGTGCCGGCATTCGTCACCGTCTGCACGTTGATGCCCGACAGCGGCTTCAGGATGATTGCGCCGGCAGGAATTCTGCCGACGACAACTACCTGGCCAGCCTGACCGAAGGCGATGTTCTTCCGGAGATACTGGACGTTCTGGTAAAGGTCATTTCGAGCGGTTGGTTCGCGATTGAGGCCCATTGTGGCGCTCCTTGAATTGAGGGAGGGGTGGGAGGCGAGCGGGCCGCCTCCCGTCAGGATCAGGCGTCAGCCGCAGCGGAAACGAAGCCCGTGACAACGCCCCACTGCTTCAGCGTGGTGCTGTCGTTCGGGTGCTTCTTGAACATCTTGGCCACGCCATAGGCCATCTCGGTGCCGACGCCCTTGATGAAGCCGTAGTCGTCTTCCTTGCGGAAGGTCGGGCGGGCCATCTGAGCCCAGGCAAGCGCAAGAGCCTGCTGGCCACAGAGGAACACCGGCTCCACACGGGACGAACCGTTGCCGGCCGTGAGCAGCGAGGTCCAGACGCTGGTGACGTACTGCGAGATTTCCGGGACCTCGCGGATAATCACGCCATCCCAGATCAGGTCGCCGTCCTGGAACAGCGGGTTCTTGCTCACGTCGCGCGGGCGAGCATCCATGTTGATGGTCGCCATGTCGAGCTTCAGGTCGCGGAACGCGTTGGTTCCGGCGAACAGGACGTAGTGGTTATAGCCTTCGCTCGACGTGAAGGGGCGGATCGACGGCGTGGCAAGGTTCGCGGTGCGCTTCAGCTGCGACACTAGAGCCTTGTTGAGCTTGTCGTTGGTCGTGTCGACATTGCCCAGAGCGGTGGCATGGGTGGCGTTGTAGTTGCCGACAGCGGCGCCATAGAGCACGCGATCAGAGTTGCTCGCGTTCCATGCGTTGCGCTGGGCAGCCGAAGCCGCCTCGTAGCGGATGCCGTTGACGGTATCGCCAGCGTCGGAGTTCAGGCCGACAGGAGCCGACTCGCTCGGCAGCGCCATGAACGCTTCGATGATGTCGTCGCGCTGGCGCTCCTTGCCCCAGTCCGACAGAAGCGGCTTGGCCTCGCCGAAGACATCGGCGGAATCCTTCTGCTCCTCGGACTTCTTGGTCACCACCGCATGGCGTGCCCAGTCGATCCAGACGCGCATGCCGTAGTTGTCGATCTTCTCCTCGTTGCCGACGAGAGTGCCGGAGCCCGTGCCCGCGCCGCGAAGCTTGGTGACGAGCGGGATGTTCATCTGCTCGCCGCCCTGCTTCATCTCCTGGCGGATGCGGATGATGGAGTTGAGCGCCTGCCCCATGTAGGGCGAGAACATGTTCTGGCGAACGAACTCGCGGTTGATTTCCTGGGTGTAACGGACAAGCTTGTTGTTGCCGTCGATCGTGGTCGTAGCCATGGTCGAATACCTTTCGAGCGGCCGCCCTCAGAGGCGCTACCGCGTTGCGTGGCTGAACAGGCCCGCGTCACTGACATCGACATCGGCAGCGGCGTTGCCGCCGGCCGGAAGGCGCGTCAGGGAGGGCGGGAGTTGTACGTTCGGGTTTGACCGGTTGACGTTCTGGGCAGCGGTGGCCTGGATGCGCTCAAGGATTTTCGCCTGCTGGGCGGGATCGCCGAGCCGTTTTTCCAGTTCGGCCTCAAGCCACTTCTCGGGATCGTCGCCGACCTTCTGAAGCGTCTGAGAACGCTTGTGCCACTGGACGATATCCTCGTAGGGATCGTCCGACTGCTTGATGCGCTGATACTCCGCGCGGGCGCTCGGGTCGCCGGCCTGGATTGCCTGCCCAAACGCCGAATAGGCAGCCTGGACAGTTTCCTTGCCGTAGTCCCTGACCGCCATACGCATTGAAAAGCGCTCGGCCTGCTCCTGCAAAGCCTGCTGGACGGGGGTTAGCGCAGCCTGGACAAACCCGTTCGGGTCATCCCAGATTTCAGGAGTAGGCTTCGGCTCCTCGACTTTAGGGGCGGCCTGCGGCTGCCTTGTCTGCCGGGAGAGAAGTTCGACTTGGCCCTGAAGCTGGGCAAGCTGGGTGCGGAGAGTTTCCGCCTCTTGCTCCTTCTCACGGGCCTTTGCCCTGGACGCCGCAAGGACTGCGGGAGGGATTCCCCCATGCTCCGCTTCCTCGGCCCCTGCCGCAGCTCCTGCCTCGACTCCCGGCTCTTCCTTCTCCTTTGGAGCGAAGCGGCCATGCTCGTCGCGGGCGACAGCGCTGTCGGTGGTGGTCGTCTCCTGCTGCTGGTCCTGCGAACCGTTGTCCGCAAGGATGTCGTCCAGTTCCGTACCGGTCATTGTCAGTCTCTCCGATGTCGTTGGGAGGTCACGAATCGCCCGGTTCAGCCCGGCGGCGGCATCGCCCTTGGGATGGCGGCTCCTGTCGCTGTAACATCGCGTCTCACGTTGCGCCCGTTATCCCCGGCGGCGGGTACTCACGCTGTTTGACGAGCGGCCTCGCGCTGCTGCTTCAGGTCGGCGCCCTTGAACGCCACGCGCTCTTGCCGCGCCTCCTGACGCTCACGCTCCTGCAATTCCATCTCGCGGGGCTTGAGCGCCGTTTCGGTGTCGATCTTCCGGGTTTCGGCCATGGTCTTCACCGTGCCGGCGTTGGTGGCCCGGATGTCAGCGAGGGCCTTGGCAACATCGATCTCGGATGGCCCTTCCGGTCCCCCAGCCCCGGCATCGGAAAGCGCCTTCTGAGCCTGCGCCTGCTTTAGGACCGCACTTGCCTGCTTGTCGGCTAGCTCGGCCTGCATGGCCGGAGCCTGCGTCTGCATCGCCTGCTGCTGAGCCTGCTGGAGCATCGTGGTGATCTTCTTCTTCTGCGAGCCGGCCAGGGGCGACAGTTCGATGATGACCTCGGGCGGGACCTGCTGTCCCTTCTGCGCCATGATCGAAAGCGTATCGTAGGCGTCGGCCTGCATGTTGATCGTATCCGGCCCCTCGTCGATGATGATGTCCACATCCAGCGAGCCGAGCGCGTTCATAATCGTAGGAATGCCGGTTGCGGGGTCGACAACTAGCTCGTTGATCTTGAAATGATGTGCGACTTTCTCGTCATCGGTGACGCGAACCCACCGCTCTGCTGTCCAATGATGCTGAACCGCATTCCAGATCGCGCGGTAGACACGGAGCTTCCAGCCTTTGAAGGCGAGGAGATACGGTCCAAGCTCGGCAATGCCGGCCTGCTGCTGCAACTGGATCGCCCGGCCCGACATGTCCTGCACGCCAGAACCGATGAGAGCCGGGTTGAAGCCGTAGTTCTCGATTTCGGCCTTTGCGTCTTCAAGGAACTTCAACTGCCCGGTGAGTTCCTGCCCCTTGCCGTTGTCATCGAACTCGGGCGCCTTCGTGCCGGGTGCATGTTCGATCACGCCATCAGGTCGCGCCGCTTCCGCGCGGACCTTCTCGACATCCATTCCCGCGCCCTTCTCGATGATCATGCGGCGCGAGTTGAGGATATGCAGGCCCTTGGAGCGGCGCTGGTTTATTTCGTCCTGGCTCGACTTCATGTTGCGCACGAAGCCGTAGCGGTCGCCGTCGTGATCGACGTTGGCAGAGTACATGATGTACTTGCAGAAGGTCTTGCCCTTCTCGTCAACGAACGGGCTCTCGCCCCAGGCCAGTTTCAGCGAGCCGGTGTACAGGCACCAGAACCACTTGCCGCCCTTCATGTACCAGTGATCGACAATGCGTATCTTCTTGCCGTCGTCAGTGGTGGAAAACCACTTCTGCTCATGGTCGGGGTTGGTGGTAAGCTCGCTGCCCGACTCCACTGATGCCCTGATCTGGCTCTCCAGGTGGGGAGCAAGCTCTATCGCGGCCTCAATGTCAGCCCACTTCGCCACGCCCATGTAGCGAGCGTCGGAGAAGTCCATCTTCAGTGAGCGAGGGTCATAGAAGAACGAGGACGGATCGACATCCTCAAGGCCAACCTCCACATCGCCCTTGTCGCCCTGCTCCAGAAGGAGTTCAATGCCGCCGATGCCATCCACCGCACCGTTGAGCCCTGCAATCGGGCTCTTGGCCGGCCACTCCTGCTCATCGCACACATAGCGCAGGACAGCGGTGGCTATCTCAGCGCCTTCCTCGTGCTTGGGAGTGCGGGGGAAGCCCTTTGGATCGGTGCGCTGCTTCTCCAGCAGGCCGACGACGGCGTTGATCTTGCGCCCGATGCGGTTGTAGGTGACGACGGGCTGGCGGCGCTTGTTGAACGCCTTGATCTGCTTATCGGTCCACTGTGCGCCGTGGTAGTAGCGCCTGGCGTCCTGCTGCTCCTTGATCTCATCGTTCTTCATGTCGAGATAGGACAGGTACTGCTTCTTCAGTTGATCATGCGTGAAGCCGGCATCAGCCTCGGCAGTGGCGGTGACGCCCTGCGCTGGGCTGGAGCCCGGAACATAGCCGCTTCGGTTCATTGATCACCTAATAGCTTTGCCAGTCGCCGGGTTCGGCCGTCTCACGAGACACTCGGTAGTCATCCGGCTTGGCTGGCGGCGACGGTCTTGCCGGCGCCTGCCCTGCCAGCATCTTGTCGAGCAACTGCCCCACCAACCCCAGCGCATCGACCTGATCGTCGTGCTTGCCGGCGGGGAAGGAGAGCAGCTCGCTTCGGAGGTCGGGCCACCAAGGCGCATCGGCCTGGTAGTAGATCCCCGCGAGAGACGCCCTGCCTCGTATCGACTGAGCCCTTACCGCCTTGTCGCCGCCGCGCGTCGGGAACTGCTCCCGTGCGCACCATGCGTGTCTTGCCCGCTGGCGCTGGTTGATAAACGGGCCAAGGCTGGCCTTGATCTGCCCGGTTTCCTCTGCCCAGCCCATTGGATCATGAGCCAGCACGAGGTCACAGAACGCTTCGATCCAGACATCAGACGCGGCCTGCTTGCGCCACAGGTCGAGAATGTAAATCCGCTCCTCGGGATCGACCCCGATCACCACATGCACGGTGTAGTCACCACCATCGGCAGTGACCGCGTAATCCGAGCCGCCATAGACGCGAAGGGTTTTCGGGTCAGGCAGCTTTGCAACTGACTTGAACCACTCTGCCTTGAAGTAGTTGCCTTCCTCCGGCGTTGGCCGCTGCTGGTAGAGCGCTGACCAGTCGCGGGCGCCGATCGCCAGCTTGATCTTCTCCAGCGCAGGAAGGCCGTACTGTTCAGGCCACAGTGGCTCGCCCGCGTCGTTGATCGCCGGCAGGTTCAGGATTTCCCAGCCCTCGTGCTGGTGCTCTGCCAGCAACCAGCCTGACAGGTCATCCTCGTGCCATCTGGTCTGGATGATCACGATCCGGCCGCCGGGCATCAGGCGGGTATAGGCGGTGGACGTGTACCAATCCCGCGTCTTCTTGCGGATCAGTTCGGAGTCGGCTTCCTCGCGGTTCTTAACCGGGTCGTCGATCAGCAGCAGATGCGCGCCGCGACCAGTGAGCGGGCCACCGACGCCAACGGCATAGAATGCGCCGCTTTGCTTCAGGCTGTGCTCGAAACCGCCTTCCCATCCCTGGATGTGGAAGCGCTTGGCTGCCCTGCTGTCTCCTGCCAGCGTCACGCCCGGGAAAATGCCGGCGTAGGCGCGGTCCTCGATCTGGTTCTTGACCTTGCGCCCGAAGTCGTCGGCAAGCTCCTGAGCATAGGCCGCCGACACAACGTAGTGGTCGGGGTTGCGCCCCAGATACCATGCCGGGAAGAACTCGCTCGCCAGCATGGACTTGCCGTGCCTCGGCGGCATGGTGATCATGAGGCGGGTGATCTCTCCCCGCTCGACTGCCTCCAGCTTCCTCGCGATCAGCCTGTGATGCGGCGCGTCCCGATAGCCGGGCCACTGGTATGCCGCATAGGCGATGAGGCGGGAGAAGGCGTAGTCTTCAGCCGTTAGCGCGGGAAGCGGCTGCAACTGCGGCGTCTCGCTGCTCTTTGGTCTGCGTCGTCACTTCGATGCCGCCTGAGTGTTCGACGTTGGCCAGTTTCGGATGGACGTAGGGCGCCGCCTTCTCTGCGGCCCAGCACCGGTTTTCCATCGACTGCTCCACATCGCGAAGCACTGACAGCATGAAGTCGAGCGGCGTAAGACCGGAAGCCTTTATCTCTGCCTCGCGCGCTGCTGAGGCGCTATTGGGCGTGCCTGCCTTGCGGCCGGCGCCCTCGCGCTTACCGCCTCGGGCCATTTGATTTCCTTTGAATGTTTTTCAAAAACCCGCCTCTTAGCTCTCGCCTTGGGGTAGGGTTTTCTCTCTGGGGGACTATGAGAGGGTGTTGGACGGGAAACTTGGGTTAGCGCCGGATGCCCGCCGATCTACTGGCAGGCGCTTCTGAATCCACACTGGGCGGGGAGTCGACCCCCGGAACCGGTGATAAGGCTGACGAATGACTGTGGCCCCGTCATCCCAACTTCCGCTGCCACGCGGC